CCAGCAATTACACCTTGTACATAACGACCTTCATAGAAACGTGAAGAATACGCAGACATGTTTGGTGCGGTTTTATATCCAGTTGCGTGTTCGAACAGAACGTCTGGGTTTTCTTTTGCGACTTTCAGCGTTTGTTCCATGTAGCCAAATGAAGTTGTGAAGATCATATCAACACCTTCGGCAACCATGGTATTTAAAACGCGTTCTGCATCAGGTCCATACTTGACGCTTTCTACATATACGGTTTCCACTTTGTCGCCAAACTCTCTGTCGATAGCTTGACGTCCTACGTCATGCATAAATGTCCAGCCATGATCTCCAACAGGACCAACATACACAAAGCCAACTTTAAACGGATCGGCCGCGAACGAATAAGACATTGTTGCGAGAAGCAATGCTCCCGCAGCTAATAGTTTTTTAAACATTTTTACTCCTTGAGGGTTAACATTAGATTGCGAAACTTTCGCCACAACCGCAGGAAGCAGTTGCATTTGGGTTTATTACTTTAAGATACGAACCACCGAGTTCGGTGACGTAATCGATCGTACAACCAAGTACGAACATTTCAGCCATAGGATCGACAACAAGATTATCTATAGTCGGAGATTCTTCAGTCGTGTCCCAAACATATTGAAAGCCAGAACAACCGCCACCTTTGACAGAAAGATACACATTCGGTTGTCCGACTTTCTTCATATATTCTCTTGCTGATTCAGTGAGTTCAAGCAAGTGCTCTCATCCTTTGTACAAGACGTTCAGCTCTGTTTGGTACCTGATTATACCAACGAGAATCTACCATCTCGTCAGCGGCACGGTTCCAATCTCGATCGTCTACAGCGGCTTTCATCCCTTTAAACTTAGAAAATCTCGGATATCCAAGGTTAAAGCACATGTTGGCGATGATGAGCTTGGCTTCGTCGGGAAGGTCGTGAAAGTCATCATAGAGGTGTTCGCAATCCTCAATCGTGATTCTAATATCTGATTCGAAGACTTCAGCAACGCGTTCTTCTGATACAGGTTCGCCAACATCCCATCCATATTCTGGATCTTCTTCTCGTACCAAATGACCGATGCCAAAAGTAGGCAAACCAAGATGGTCAAGATAAATTTCATATACCACTCCTTCATCATCCTCTAAATCTTCTTGTAGTCTTTGTAAATCCATAATATCTCCTTATGGCAATCCAACATAGTAAGGTTCCTTATTAGGATCCCATTCATGTCCGTATTTTTCTTTCCAAATTTCGTATTCGTCTTTATATGGTGTTTTGCAACCATATCCTGCTTCTGGTTTATATATTCTTGTACCATCATTATCATACTCCCAATCTCTTTCTGCAGGATCGGGGGACTGCACATTTATATCGTTCATTAGTTCCTCTTAAAAAAGCTGTTTGGTACCATAGAATCTGGAGGAGTATCATGGCATCGACAAGTATCACAATTACAACTTTGAGATTTATCAGTCATACCAACACCTATTTCTTCTACACATAGTGGCTGATAACAATGACATCTGCAACCGCATGCTGCACAATATCGATTCGATCCTTCCATATAATCCTCCAAAGATAAAAGGAGCACTTGCGCGCTCCTTTCTATTTATTTAGTTAGTTTCTTTGGCTTTGTCATTTAACCAATCCGCCTCGTGCTCATTCCAGGGCCACATTACAGTTCTCCTAGAAGTGCTTTGAGTTTCTTCTTTGATTTGCCTAACGCCTTTGCCTTTGCGATAGCATCTTTGTTTGATGTATCGTGACCGACAACGACAAGACCAATCATGCCCATACCTTTGTGTGGTGTGCACCAGTAGTAGTAAATTCCAGGGACAGTAAACTCAATGCTTACCTCTTTTCCGTTTTTACTTTTCTTTGGGATATCAAATCCATCAGGTGCAGCAATGATTTCAACATTGTGTCCTTTAGATGTTGGTACCCATGTTACTGTATCACCAGTATCAACATGAACAAGCTCTTGGCTGTAAATCATCTTACGACCTTGAGCGTCCTTATTTAACATTTCAATCTCTACAGTTTTACCATAGGCAACGTTAGAGATTAATATGAATGCAAAGATTGCGCCTAGAAGTTTAATCATACCCAAATCCCCTTATACTTGAGTTGCTTCATACGATTCTCAAGATCCACATGATCTGTAGCTTGAGAAAGATATGCTTCAACAGGGTCTTTAGCTACGAATAGGTTAGCTAGCCAGTTTTTTATTGTTGTCATTTTCGATTACCTCGTTTCCAATTAAGATTTTACGAGGCTGCTTTTCTTTAGGAAGGACGACTTCTAAGTCGACAGTCAAGATTCCGTCCTGTAGATCCGCTCCGTTTACTTCCGTATATTCGGACAGTCTAAATGACTTTTTCCAGTTTCGAGCACTGATACCTTTATGAACATATTTGTTTTGTTCTCTCCGTGCAGGACGATCGCCTTTAATTGTAAGAACTCCGTCATTCACTTCGATATCTATGTGTTCTTGTTTAAATCCAGCCACAGCAAGTTCGAGAGTAAATTTAAATTCATCCTCTTTAACTACGTTGTGGGGTGGATAGTGGTCCTTCGCATGCTTGTGGATATTTTCCAACTGATCGAAGATGTGGTCGAAACCGATGAACCCACTGCGTGGGTAAGTAAATCCAGTCATATGTACCTCCAATGACTTGCAAGGTTAAAATGAGACCCGATTATTCGGCGTCTCTAAACTATATATAATAGTTTATTCGTGTTCGCCACCTGGATCACGTGAATCAAGTTGAACTTTTTGTCCATTGACCCACATGTATTGGCGACTGCGACTTACACTGTGATATCCAGGGCGCAGATTAAAAAGTTTAGGATTACGCTTTGCTGTTTCAAATGTTGCGACTGTAATAACAATTGCTGCTAAGAATAAAGCATGTGCAATCATACTTACGCCCATAACAACCAAGCTTCCCATATACATTGAGAATACAATACACCACATCCATGCTAATACTTGTAGCACCATATGGCGTGTATTTAAATCTGGTATATGCCGAAGTGGATTAACTTCTGCATTCATAATACCATTCCAACTATCTACTACTAACTCTCTCATTACTTACTTCCTATGTTATATTTTGGACAAAGTTCCCACTCTTGTTTTTCCCGATACGGTATAATTTTAATTTGCCTCATGGGCGCTAGAGGTTCAGATACGGATCCTTCGATACTGATTAACCCCCAGTCGCTCATGAGTTGAGCTATAGTATTACGCCGTGCGATGTCGTTTTCTTCTAAGTTCGATTTCTTTCCGTCTAATAAAAATAGCTCTTTAAAATGTACTATGAAATATCTGCCTTGTTTGTGTAGTATATGGCAAGATTGAAATAATTTATTTTCTTTTCTTGATGCTACACCAATACGAGTAAGTGTTTCTCGAACCTTTAAAAAATCATCTGGTTCATTCAGAGTAACTTCTAACATCGAGCTAGGCGTCCACTCTATTATATTATTTTTTTCCACCTTTATAAACCTTCTTTCTTAATTCTCCAATTTTATCGGACGAAAGAAGATTATGAACTGCCTTAGCTTGTTTGTTACTATATCCATAATACTCTTTAATTACGTCCAAGTCATCTATGATTTGCGGTTTATTCCATTTTGAAAACCGTCTTTTCTTTCTAATCATATTTATAAGAAAATCATATTGTAGACGATTATCTATGTGGTGGTTAATATTCATTTCATTGGCAATTACTGCAGTGTCTTTAAAGTAGGATAGTCCACGATTTACCATAAAAGAATTATATTGTTTTTCGGTAATATCATCAACTATTATATCTTTTTTACCAAAATTTATTTCATTTAAAAAAGTAAATGGACTCATTCGTAAACCCTATTATGTGTATCACTACATCTTACAAAAGTTGTACACTTCGGTATATCTTTTAAACGTCTTGCACCAATATATGTACAAGTTGATCTTATACTACCTAGTAAGTCTTGTAAAGTGTTTTTTACTTGTCCCTTGTAATTAATTTCAACTTCTTTACCTTCCGAAGCTCTG